AGGTGCATACCAGACTTGAGCCACAGCGGGATCAAGCGGTTGCCGGACGTGACCGTCAGGCGCTCGGTGATGATGAAGTCCACGCCCATGAAACGCTTGACCTTGCCATCGACCAGAACCGCGCTGTTGCCGTAGTCCTTGTTGACGACTTGCATTTCCTTCAGCAGCGCGTCATGCTCATAGCTGGAGATGGCGCCGTAGACGGACTCGTTCAGTTCGCCTTTGTTCGCCAGCATCAGCTTCTGGATGCCCGACTGCAGTTTGGCCACGTTCAGCGCCGAAGCGGTGCCGCCCGTGTTGACGCCCACGTCGTAGGTGCCGGAGCCGACAGTGCCGAAAGTTTCAGCGGTCGTGCCGTTTTCGCCGGTGTAGTTGGTGCCGAAGATCGCGGCCAGGATGATGTCATCCTTGACGCGGTTCATTGCGGCAGCACCTGCCATGGCGTACGGGCTGGTCAGTTCAACGATTGCGCGCAGCTGATCTTGCTTGTCGATCAGCGAAGCCCATTCGTAGTCGGTCGGGAAGACCCAACGCTTGTCTTGCGAGAGGTCCAGCAGCGGGGTGTCAGCGTGACGGCTGGTGCGCTGGACGGCCGTGGCGGAACCGAACTGTTCGACAGTGCTGGCGGCTTTGCCAACGTAACTGCCGATCGTGACGGCGCCGGCCAGGCGGGAATCGGTTTGTTGCAGCAGAAGTTCGACGTTGGCCTTGTACTGTTGTACTGAGGCAACTGTGATGTTATCCGGCATGATTTACTCCGTAAGTGTTTGGTTTTAAGTCAGTTTGTCCAATCTGGCTGGACTCGCCGGCTTGTCCCTTACGGGGGCCATGCAGGATCATCACTCTGCGGGGGCTTTCACCTTGTCCGCGCGACTTCCCTACAACTCCATATTACCACACTGCGGGCTACTTTTTCCCCGGCAACCCCAAGGTCTTGGTCACTTCCCCTTTCGGTGGAGAAATAATCCAATTAAACCAAGCACTTGCGATTTCCACCACCCCTTCGGCCTGCCCTTTCAGGTGGACCGTGGGGGTTTTGGCTGCCGCTTCAATGCAGCGCAGTTTGATTTCGCGTTCGTCCATCATTTACCGTCCGGGTACATGATCTTGAACAGCTTGTTTTCCTTTTCCTGCGCCATCTTGTGGCCGGGATGACTCTTATCCCGCAGCGCAGCAATATGATTCGGGTCGCTGCGCGCGGTCGCCAGCTGGGACTTGGCTTCGTCCGGAGTCAGGGTGTTGCCAAAGTCGGTGTTCTTGTTCGGTGTGACCAGTGTGTCTTCGCCCAGCTTGCCGCCGATCTCGGCCAGCAACTTGTAGGTGCCAGCGTAACCGACCGACTTTTCGATGGCGTCAATCAGTTCCGGCGTGAAGCCCAAGCTGGTCGCGGCGGTCTTGGCCCGGTTCATCATCCGGTCATGCCCGCCCTTCCATTCGTCCAGCAGGGATTGCTTGTCAGCCTGGACATTCAGTTCGTAGTCCTTGGCCGCCTGCTCCCACGCCGCCGTCTGCATGGTGTTCCATTCCGCCACCAGCGTCTTGGCCTGGCTGTCCGTCACGTTCGACTTGTGAAGGATACTCTGCATGGTCTTGGCGAAGCCTTCGTCCGCCTTGGCGCCTTTGGGCAAGCCGACGGTCATGTCGTACTTGTCCGGCGACTCAGGCAGACCCAGTTTCTGGAACACGGACTTGACACCTTCCGGATCATCCAGACGCGGGATGGGGATCAGTGTGGACGGGTCACGCCCGATCAGCTTTTCGACGCCCTGGTAAGACTTGATGACGTCCTGCGGGTTTTGCCATCCCTTGTTGGCGACGTAGGCCGCGGCGTCCGTGTCGGTGATGCCGTGCCACGGGGCAGCAGCGGCGGGATCAGGCGCGGGCGCCGGTGCAGGATTCGGGGCGGGTGCGGGGTTCGGGTCAGTCATAGTCCAATCTCCTTCAGTCCATTGATGAAATCGTCACAGTGTAGCTGCTCCATGCACTTGGAATCGCCGTACGGGCAATTCCGGAAATCGTGTCTGCTCATGCGCCACTTCGACTGACAGCCGGTACACTCCAAGTCACGCGGGCCGACGTAACGAATTTTGTAGCTTGGGTCGCCGTTGCGGGCGATGAACCGGTGCTGCGGGATGGTCGCGCCCATGGCATAGATGATGTTGGTGTCGGTAGTCCCTGCCAGGTGCAGCGTGCCACCATCGACGCCGACAACCGCGTCCGCATGGCCCAGCAGGTCACGCAGTTCAAGCAGCGTCGTCTTCTCCCGCAGATCAACGCACTCTATCCGCAAAGACGGCGGCAGTCTGTCAACTTCGTCAATGATTGTGATCGGTGTCAGTACCCCGCCAGCTTCGGCCTTGGTGTGGCTGGTTTTGGTGCCCACCAGCACAGGGACGTAGCCTTGCTCATTGACCCATTTGATGATCGGCGCCATGACGCTGGCGCGGAACAGTTTGTTCTCGGACGTGCTGCCAACAGGGAAGACAACGTACGGTTCATCAAACCGGCGCGGCCCCAGCGGCGCCTTGGTCGGGTAGCTGCGTTCCAGCAACCCTTCCGGGCGCGCGTCCAGCAGGCAGCCGAAAGCGTAGTCAACCATGTGGACACGGTTGCGCGTGTGCGTGTTGAACGGCATCTGGTTCAGCGCCGTGTGACCAAGGTTGCGTTCTTCCCGCTCGGCCTTGGTCTTGGGGAAGTCTTCAAAGTTGCGGATCTCAAACTCGCCGTAGGGCTTCAGCAAATGCTCCAGCAGTTCATGCTGCCACGACGGCCCCCACACGCGAATGATGGAAAACGGATCGGCCTTGCGGCCGGCAATTACCGCCGGCAGCGAACAGATCACGTCGCCCAGTGCCCCGTGGTTCAACACGAAGTTCATCGGCAGCCCGTCACTCAGCATCTTGCCGTCACGATACATTCGTGTCTCCGCTCGGTCGTCCAGAGTAAAGTTGCCACAGTTCGTCAGGCGTCAGGTTCAGATGGTTCTGCACCCTCAACCAGACCTCTCTCCTGCCTTCCGCCATGGCGTGCGCGCGGTCGTCCAGATGGAACGTGGACTCATGCGCGCGGCAGAACCGCGCCAGGTCGCGCAGCACTTCTTCTCCCAGCGGCGAACGGAACGTGACGTTGTAAGCGTGGCGGCGGCGCATCAACACCCGCCGCACCTGCTCCCACCAATCGGTCAGGACTTGCATACGACCATGGTTGTTTCCCACTCCTTGATGATGTTGCGGCAATGCCGGGCTTTGTATTCCAAGTCCGGATCGCTGCCGTCCACGGCCGGGTCAAACGTGTATCGCACCGGCCCCATATCAAAGTCTATATTAAAGTATTTCCAGAACGGTGTCAACTGGTGCCCGTGCTTGGCCAACATCTCGGCGTACTTCTTGGAGAACATCGCCAGCGTGCCGGGCAGGATGGCGTGTTGGTGGGTCGGGTCTTGCAGGAAAATGTCGTGGCTCGGGTGCGGCAGGGTGATGTGGACGCGGGCGCCGTCCACGCAGACGCGGTGCAGTTCCCGCATGAAGTGGAAGAACGGCTCGACCGGTGCGATGTGCTCGATTACATGCGACGCTTCTACCGCTTCGACGGAGTTGTCATCCCACGGCCAGCGGTCGGTGTCCAGCCGGACAACCACGTCCGGGTCTTCCATTGGCTGGGCATCGACGTTGACGAAGCCGGGCAGCTTCTTGCTGCCGCATCCAAGGTTAAGTTTTATCAAGCAGCGGGTGCTGACTTCATCAGGCCGGCGACGGCGGGGGCGGCTTCGATCATCTGTTGCGTTTGTGCCTGCTGCGCGCGGCCCGCACGCATGGCTTCTACATCCTGCATTGAACGGGTCCATGCGGTCGGCGCACCCTGGATGTCCAGAATCTCCGGCATGGCGGTGTCGAAGTTGAAGAAGTCCAACGGCGACGGGTCGCCAGTGTTCTTGGCGTAATTGGCGGCCACGTCCAGCGCCCGCATAAAGCCCGCGGCTTTCTCCGACCGCTGCATCCGCGACATCGGGCTGTCGTATTCGATGAAGTATTCTGCCGCCTCGGTGTTGCGCAGGATCGACGGCATCTCCGGCACCAGCCCTTGCTGGAACAGGAGATCAAGTTCACGTTCGATCAGACGGCCAAGGAACTCGGCTTGCAGGCGGCCAGCGGTCGGGGCAATCAGCATCCCCTTCTCCCGCGCCCGCTCCAGCACTTCGGTCGCCGTCATCTGCGGCGTGTCAATCAGAATCTGGAACAGTGTGATCAGGAAGGCGTCATTGATGACGTCCTTCTCCATCTGCATCATCTTGTCGCCCACGGCGATGTTGCCGGTCGGCAGTACGTCCACCATCCGCTTGCCGTCTTTGTTCAGGCCACCGGCGTTCAGCGCACCGGGCTTCAGGCTAAAAGAGCCGAGGTTGCCATCGTCATGCGCCAGCAGAACCGGATCAACAACACGGTGGCCCTGCTTCAGCACAGTCTTCTTCTGCTCGTTCAGCACCTTGATGGCCGGCAGCACCCATTGCGCCGGGCCGCGGCCGTAAATCTCGCCGGACACCTGGGTGTAGCGGGCCACCGGCAGCGGGAAGCTGTTGTAGCCGGACTCCCGGAGTTCCTCTTGGTTCTGGACGAAAATGTAAAGGGAAGCGTACCGCATCCCCTTCGGGTCAACCCGGCGCGGGTCAAAGTCGTTGCGCGGGTAGACGCAGTGCAGGACTTCAAATTTCTTTTCGGCCTGCTGCGGATTCTTGATGGCCTCAGTCACGGCCTCCGGCACTTTGTCGCCAGAGGCGTTGAACTGCTGCGCGATCTGGCGCGCGGTCATGTACCACGAACGGTAGAACGTGTCCACGATACCGGCATGGTTCTCAACGAAGTAGACTTCGCCCAGGTGGAAGTTCCGGTAGCGTAAACCCCGGCTGCCATCTTCCGGCTTGTCCACGTAGAGTGAGCCGTTGCCGTAGGTGCCCAGCCCCATGTACGTCTGCTGGCTGTTGCCCACGAAGTTGGCCATGGGGCGGTAGCGATGGTTGAACAGGATTTCGTTCAGGTCATCGAAGAACAGGCGCACGGCGCGGTTGCGTTTCAGCATCTTGTCGGCGGGCACCAGTCGGTGCCACACGGATGCTTGCGGCGTTGCCAGCGATTCGATCACGCTGGCGAACCGCTGCGCGGCAACACCAACGGACGAGTCGTACTGCAGTTCGGTTTTCTTCTGGCCCTGTGCGCCGAAGGCGTTGTCAGACCCGCGGCCCTGAAAAGAGTTGCGGTGCGCAGGGATGATCAGCGATGCTGCTTCTTCCCATTGCGTATCGAAGTTGGCCCGGTCAGACCGGAGTTGCCCCAGCTTCTGGATGTGGAACTGCGTCTTCTCGCTCAACCGAGCATCTCCGTAGACGCGCGCTTACGCATTAGGCCGCGCTCGGCTTGCATGGTCGTGGCCAGTTCGCCACCGGCGGCGATAGTGCCCGCACGGCCCGCGCCCTTGCGCTCGGCCAATGCCGCCCGCTCGGCGTCAAGACGCCGCTGCTCCGCTGCCGGATCGGCCACGGGGTTTGCCGGCACCGGCTGGGGTGCGGGCATGGAAGGTTTGCCAAGGATGCCGGTCATTACGTGATCTCCTGTGCTTCCATCATATCATGACTCACCCATCCAGGTCGATACCCCATCCACGACCCGCGACGCGCTACCCCGCCGGTCATCACGCCGCGGCGGATTGACTTCAAAGGTGCAGGCTAAGGCGTCTGCGTCGTCAGGCGACTTAACCCCACGGCTTTGCAAGTCTTCTTTGGTTTCCAGAATCTTTTTGTTTTCCTCTCGCCCGCTCCACTTCCAGCCCCGGTCGGTCAGCTGGTGTGACAGCGAACCCTTCTCCCCGCCATCCTTTTCGACCATGCCACCCGGCAGCCAGTCCCGCATGGCGCCCCAGAGCTCGGCGGCGTGGGTGGCAAACTCGCCATCCTTGATGTGTGGCGAGGAACCGAACTTGACTTCATGCAGCTTGTGCCGGATCCGGGTGTTTCGCTTGAGGATGTCGATGACCCCGGTGCCCATGCCGAAGTCGATGCAGATGGCGTCCGGGTTGTACTTCATGTCCAGCTTGACGATCTCGGCGGCGATCTGCACGTTGTCCTGCGCGTGCCAGGCACCCTTTGTTGCAGTTCCGCAACAGTCCCGCGCATTGCGCCCCTGCCGGAACCGCCATGAGGTCTTGCCCCGCGGCGCCGGGTCAACGCCAAGGATCAACGGTTCGCCGTAATCCTGGGCCAGCGAGTTCTGCTGCGCTGCACGAACCGCGTCCCACGGGATGAACTGGTCTTCGGATGTCTGCGGCGGCAGGCCCATGATCTCGACCCGCACGAAGTCGGAGTCGATACCGTAGCGTTTGATCTGGTCTTCCACCACGCCTTGGTCAACCCCCTCCATGCCACGGGTGGACGGTGTGCGCAAGTCCCAGCCGTCACCCATCTGCTCGTCGTTGAACAGTTCAAAGAACCGGCCAGAGCGACCGCGCATCTGTGAAGCGGCCATCCAGTAGCGGTAGGGGTTCTGCTCGGTGAAAAAGCCCTCGGACACTTCCCAGATTTTGCTTGGAATACCAGCCGCTTCGTCAAACTGCAGCAGCAGGCCATAGGGGTTGTGGACACCGGCGAAGGCGTTGGGGTTGTCTTCGGACCATGTTTGGCCTGCGCAGAACCAATACTTCGGGTCCACACCCAGACCGCCATCCTCTGGCAGCTTCTTGACGGTGTTGACCAGCCACGGGGCCGGCACGATGCGCATGGTTTCCAGTTCAAACCAGTGGGCGTTGATGGCGGCACCGAACCAAACTGCGTACTCCGGAAACGTGCGACTGCGCAACTGACCTTCCGTGTTAGCGGTCACTATCGTTGTGGAGCCAATGCGGGTGCTCATGTGCCAGTGGGCAACCATGCCGAACTTGGCAGACTTACCCGGGCCGCGGCCGCTCGAGCGGGCTTCCTTCCAGACCTTCAGCGGCAGGCCATTCTCATGGCGGAAGGCTTGCTCTTGGGTGTGCTCGGCAATCCGCTTGAAGTCGTCCATCTGCCAGCGGCGGGGACCGGTGAACTTTTCAAAGGGTGTCCCCTTGCGGCCCCACGGATAAGCCCAATGCACAAAACCAACGGGGTCGTCCCGCAAGGCAAACGTCTGAGCCATGATTTCCGATTCTTGTTCAACGCTGCCTCTCATAGCATTTGCCTTTGCAGAATCACAGCGTCAAGCCATTGGTAGAATTCTTCATCGGAGTATGCGCCTTTTGCAAGGTTTGCCATTGGGTGTGTCCAGCGCAGGTTGTCGATGGTGTGGGCGCCACCTTTTGACCGCGGTATTTTGTGATCCAGGTGGGCAGTGTCTGGGGTTAGCGGCACGCCGGTCAATCCACAGCGCCCGCTTTGCTCGTGCCAGAGCGCGACGAGTTCAGCGCCGGTGGCGATCGGGCCACGGTTCTTGCCGCCAGCCTTTCGCCATAGGCGACTCCACGATCGGGTAGCTGCCGCTTCTATGGTGCCGCGACGGGCATCCCGCCAACGCTTTACCGCCTCCGGAGTTTGGGACGGGTATTTCTTCCAGTTGGTAGCCATACAACCAGTCTACCATACGAGAGATTACGCTTTCCCATTTCATTAGGGAAAGCGTAATCACCGTAACACTGGCAAACCGTAACGAAACCGTACCGTAACGTATCGCCAGAAAATATTTAATAATTTATTATGGCACAAAATTTTTTGTATATTTTTGCGCAGGGTCGGCTTCTACAACCCCGCACCGGTGCTCGGCGCCGGATCTTGACCCCTACCCCCTCCGTACGCCCCCCTCTGAAAAATTCATGCACCAGGCCCGGCGCAAAATGCCTATGTCCCTGATTCTAAACGCATTACCTATTACCTGCGCATTTGACATAATGGTTATTATATACTCATGCGCTGCACCAATGCTTAACAATCAATGAGTTAGCGCCGGGCGCATGTGCGTGATTGTTGATTATGCGAGGGATGCGCTGCAGCATGCGGGTTAGAGTAGACCAGCAGCGTCTAGCGTTGCGTGAGTAATAGCCGATTGCGCGTGTACGAGAGCGCCCGGACTGTCGGCAGTATTAATCCTTTCACCCGGTATCAGCTGTGGCTGCTTTGCTGCAGCAAGCCTAGCATTGGCGTCCTTGATGATGGCCGTTAGGTCTACGGTCTTAACATTGATGTCTGCTCTTGTGCGCTGGCCATATTTGTCCGGATCACGCTTTTCGGCCATCCATTGCAGGATATTGGCTTTTACCCGTGCCCCTTTGGCATTGGTTGTTGCCTCGTCCATGCAATCAACCATGCGATCCAGGAAAGCATCGGCGCTGTCCTTCATTGCCTCGTGCCATTGGTTTAGCAGTTCAGCATTGCCTTGCCGGAATAACAAAATGTCTTGCCGATTGAAACCGTGCGCAGCGCAGGAGTGATCTACCCGATCGCCGGCGCCAATGCGCTGCAGGATGTCTGGCCAAGCCTTTGCAATGGCTGCGCGTTTTTCAGGTCCAAGAGTAGAGGCCATATTTCAGAATACCACACACTACAAAAGCCAAAGAGAAACGCCCGGCACAATAATTATTGGCCAAGGGTTTTAATTCTGTACGCTGTACGGATACGGAACCGTTACGGTTTACGGTGTCTTACAGACACACCGTAAAGACCGTATCGGTACGAAATCGTTACGTTTCGTTACGGTTCGATACGGTCCATCACACGTAAGTCATTGATTATTGGCAAACGAGTACGGTAAAAATACGCTTTTTGAATACCCTTACATTACGTAAGGGCATACCGTAATGGCCTTCAGAATACGTAACGATTAGTCCGCACCTTGGACTAAAATAAACAATTAAATAATTGATTAAACCCCTTGACAGCGAATTAAACGGGGTTTAGCCTTGGCAACAGTAGCACTGAACAACAAATCGAAAGGGCACAAAATGGCAATCAAAAAAGGCGACAAGGTCACATTTAAGCCTGAATTCCAAGACGCTGGCGACGATCAAATAACGTTCATTGCAGCGTGTGATGAATACGCCGGTCGCGTGCAAGTCTCTGCACAGATTGGCTTTGCAATAGAACCTGTGCAGGTTGTTTTAATCTCAATGATTGAAAGCGTGCAATCATGCTGATCCTGATCCTGTTACTTTGCATCATCACTGGCGCGTTGATTGCGCGCCCTGTTATTCACACACTCCGGAGAATTCAAGCATGAAAATCTGCGCAAAGTTTGACAATCTGGCGTACCCAGTAACGCTGTTGCAAAACAGCCGTAAAAGTTTCACGGTTGAATACGGCGCACAAGTAACCAAGGATTTAACGTACAGCGAAGCTGCAGCTGAACTCGGCGCATGTTTGATGCACGCAATGGCGTGCGCTGGCACGCTGGACAATTCCGGCAAGTAACACCCCACAATTTAACCCCTTCGCCATCTGGCGATAATCTGAAAAGGAAATATCATGAACACTGAAAAAGAAAACATTCTGAAATGTCTGCAGCACTTCGTCGCGCAGCGTCCCGGCCTTGAATTTGCAAACTATGGCGACGTGTCGGCGTATCGTTCTGAACTGCGCAGCATCACAAAAGCCCGACATCATGCTGAAACCCTGATAAATGCCGTCGCATGGCGAGACAGCATCACGGCGGATCACATTCTCGCTGCAAGTAAATCCGCCTATTCTGGGCGCCTTACGATTGTGCGCACCGACACCGGCGGGTTTCGCATTGACTACTGCACCGGGCAATATTTCCCGACTGAATACCGCAATGCAGTCTGTGCCGTGCTGTCTGCGGTGCTGTGGGGTTATTGGCGCGCCAATATGCCGGAACCGACAGTGATCCAGCATGGCAGCGCGACGGACCGCCCGATGGCAACGGAACTGCGCTATCACGGCGAGACCGCCGGCGATTACCTGCGCAGCACTGCACGCCGTCAACTCGGCCGAAGCATTGCGCAAGTCTGGTTCCGATAAACCCACAACGGCCAGCGCCTTAGTCAATAGGGCGCTAGGCGGTGCGGGTTTCGCACTA